AGTATTACTATGCAAAAGACTGGTCTGAAATAAAAGGTAGTAAAAAACCTAAAAGAATACCTGCATTTGGTACAAGTAACTCAGGATTAGAAATATTATATATTAAACCTTATAGAGCAGGATTTTATTATTATTCTCCTGTAGATTATCAAGGAGGATTACAGTATGCAGAACTTGAAGAAGAGATAGCAAATTATCATATCAATAATATTCAAAATGGTCTTGCACCAAGTATGCTTATTAACTTTAATAACGGAGTACCTACGGAGGAACAAAGAGAGCTTATTGAGAGAAGTATTCATGAAAAATTTAGTGGTTCTAGTAATGCTGGTCGTTTTATATTGGCATTTAATGATAGCAAAGACCTTGCAGCTTCTATAGAACCTGTCATACTTTCTGATGCTCATGAGCAATATAAGTTTTTATCTGATGAATCTATGAGAAAGGTTATGGTATCACACAGAATTGTATCTCCTATGTTAGTAGGTATAAAGGATACTACTGGTCTTGGCAATAATGCTGAAGAGTTACAAACAGCTTCAATACTTATGGATAATACAGTAATCAGACCTATGCAAGTAACTATACTTGATGAATTAGAAAAGATATTAGATTACAATGGTATTGAATTAGATATATACTTTAAAACACTACAACCTCTTGAATTTACTGATTTGACTAATGCAATTACGGATGCTGAAGTAGAAAAAGAAACAGGTATAAAAAAAGATGATGTAGAACCAGAACAAGAGATTGAACAACCTGAAAATATAGAAGAATAATGGCAACAGCACTATTTATTAAAAGAGCAGATTTAGTAAAGAATACAGCAATAAATGCTAATGTAGATACTGATAAATTTATACAGTTTATTGCATTAGCACAAGAGATACATGTTCAGAATTATTTAGGTACTGATTTATATGATAAAATAAGTGCTGATATAATTGCAGGAACATTATCTGGTGATTATTTAGATTTAGTAAATGATTATATACAACCTATGTTAATTCATTTTGCTATGGTAGAATATTTACCATTTGCTGCATATTCTATTTCAAATGGAGGTGTATTTAAGCATAATTCAGAAAATAGTTCTCTTGCCAGTAAAGAAGAGATTGATTTCTTAATTCAAAAGGAGAGAGACTTTGCTGAGTATTATGTACAAAGATTTATTGATTATATGAGTTTTAATGCACCAAGTAAATTTAGCGAGTATTATAGTAACAACAATGAAGATATATATCCTGATAAAGATACAGGTTTTCACGGATGGCAACTATAAAAAAGACATACAAACCTAAAGAGGTAAATAAAAAGAAACTATTAACTTATCTTAAAAAGATAAATAATAAAACAAATAAATAATGGCTACATTATCAGGAAATAAAATAAAAGATACTTACCAGTCATTAATCAAACTAACAGATAATGGTAATTTAACCACAGGAGCTAAACAGCTTACTGATGGTTTTGGCAATAATTCTCCTTTATATATCTCTACAACTCAAATAGGTATAGGAGTTACTCCAGAAACAGGATATGATTTACATGTTTACTCAAATGCCAAAGTAGGAGGTAATTTAACTATAACAGGAGATTTAACAGTAAATGGAACAACAACTACTGTAGATACAGATACATTAAGAGTAGAAGACCCACTAATTGAAGTAGCAAGAAATAATACTTCATCAGATTCAGTAGATATTGGTATATATGGTAAATATGCACCTAGTGCTACAACATTATATTCTGGTTTATTCAGAGATGCAGGAGATGATAAATTTAAATTATTTAAGAATTTAGAAGAAGAACCAACTACAACAGTAAACACAAGTGGAACAGGATATACAGTAGCCACTTTAGTCGCAAATGTAGAAGGAACATTAACAGGTATTATAGCTTCTAGTACAACAGCAACTACTCAAAGCACAGGAGATAATAGCACAAAGGTTGCGACTACTTCTTATGTAGATTCTTCAGTAGGTAATTCTACACTTGCAGAAGTATTAGCAAACGGAAATACTACAGGAGGAACAGATTTAATAGTTAGCACATCTGACCAAATATTTTTACCAGACGGAAGTGTTACAAATCCTGCAATAGCTTTTAGTAATGATACAGATAGTGGAATTTATCATAGTGGAACACAATTTATAATAGCACACGCTGGTTCGAATAAAATGATTATTGCAAATAGTCAAGTAACATTAGAAGATAGATTGATTGTTAATGATACTATAAATGCTGATGATGGTATTTTAATTAGTGGTGCATCAAATCCATATTTAAGCATACACGATGAAACAAATGAAACTTATACTGCTTTATGGTCAGGTGATACTGAAGCAGCATTAACTTTTAGTCATAGTTTATTTAGAATAACTAGTAGTACAAATAATTTTACTGGTACTGATTTAGTTACTATTACAAGTGGAGGAAACGTAGGAATTGGAGTAACACCTGAAAGTTGGGCAACTGTTGGAAATACAAAAGCGATACAAATTTCAACAGGTGGTGCTTTATGGGAAGCTTATGATGGTGTTTTCTTATCTAATAATTTATATTTTGATGGTGCAACTAAATATATTGCATCTCAAGCAGCATCAAGAATAGATTTAAGTTCAACAGGAGAATTTAAGTTTTTTAATGCTCCTTCTGGAACAGCAGATGCTACAGTTTCTCTTGTAGAAAGAATGCGTATAGACAGTTCGGGAATTACAACTTTAACTGCTGAAGGTTATCAACTTGCTATAAAAGATACAAGTAGTGGGAATATAAGTGAAATATTGACATCAAACACTGCGATGGGATTCTTTGCAGATAGAGCAAATGCAGTTGCAAGTACATCAATGATATTTAGTATTGATAATAGTACTAAAATGAATATAGACAGTTCTGGTGATTTAAACATATATGGAACAGATAATCGACCTTTAGCAATTACAAGTTTTAACACAGTATCAGCAGGTGCAGGATGGGACTTAGATGCAACTTCAAGTAATGGTGTAATTACAATGTCAACAGGTGGAACAGAAAGAATACGTATAACTTCTGGAGGAAACGTAGGAATTGGGACTGATTCGCCTGACACAAAACTTCACGTTGAAGGTAATCTTTTAGTAGATGCTTATAATGTAGGTGAAGACAATGGTATATTTTTAAGAGAAGGTTTTTTAACTATTGACCAACCATCTATTACAGTTTGGGATATGTCAAATAGTGGAGCTTCTCCAGATGGATTATCTATAAATGCAAACGATGGTATAAGGTTTAGAGAAAATGGAGGAGAAGTAGCAAGATTTAAAGATGGAAATTTTGGAATTGGAACTGCCTCGCCTTCTAATAATTTACAAGTTAAAACAGTTAGTAATGGTGGTGGCATAACTATACAAAGAAGTAGTACTACAAATGGTGCGTTTGCTGATTTAATGTTTTCTATTACTACAGTAGATGCAGCAAGTCCAGAAACAAAAATTAGAGCTACAAGGGGAACGAGTTATGATGATACTGATATTTCATTTATAACAAGCAATAGCGAAAGAATGCGTATTGATAGTTCTGGTCGAGTAGGAATTGGAGGACCTCCGACATCTACAGTAAGATTAAGCACAAGAGGTTTAACTAATACAAGTGCTGACTTTTCTTTTGAAGCTGCTAATAGTAGTGGAAATAGTTTGTTTCTAGTAAGAAGCGATGGAAACATAGGAATTAATGTGACAAGCCCAAATGCAGGTTTACAAAATGCTTTAGGTGGAACAAGCATTCCTTCAGCAGGTGCAAATACTGGTTCTGTATGTTTTGGTAATACAACTTCTGGTAATGCTTATGGTCTTGTTATGGGTGCTAATTCAAGTGGAGTTGGTTATATAAGTTCACAAAGAACAGATGGTTCTGCAACAACATATAATTTAGCTATACAACCTAATGGAGGAAATGTAGGAATTGGAGTTACTTCAATTCTTGCAGGTTACAAATTAGAAGTTGATGGAAGCATAGTAATTCCCTCAGGCAACATTCTTGCAAATAGAAGAGCAGATGGTGGTAATTTTGGTTTAATAAGAGGTAATGATTCAGGAACTACTATTTTAGGTGACAATCAATCTGTACATATTTTATCATCAGGAAACGTAGGAATAAATGAAACAAATCCATCAAGTAGTATATCAAGTAATAATACAACTTTACATATTAGTGATAGTAATGTAGCATCTTTAGTTTTAGACCAATCAACAAGTGGAAAATTTGAAATAGCAGCTGATGGATTAGGTTTAGATTTTAGAAGAAATGGAACTAATTATTTGATTATTAACACTTCAGGTAACGTAGGAATTGGAGTTACATCGCCTGCATATGGTTTAGATGTAAGAAGGTCAAGTGGAGCACAATTTTATCACGAAGTTACAAATGAAGCTACAGCAAACATTAGATGTAGGCACGATGGAGCTGAAACGACTTCTGATAGAGCAACGCAAATATCTTTTAGAGATGACGGAGATAATGAGGTAGGTTCAATAAAATCTTCTGGTTCTGCAACTTTTTATAATACATCTTCTGACTATAGATTAAAACAAAATGAAAAAGATTTTAACGGATTAGATTTAGTAGATAAC